ATTGGATAGACCATAATAGAAAAGTTGTAAACTTACAAGCAAATAGTATTAAAAGTAATTCTGATGAAATTATAGGAACTAATGAAAATGACTTATCTTTTCATGTTATTGATTTTTAATCAATAAGTTCATAATATTTTATATTACATTATACGGTGATTGCATTGGTCTATACTTTAATGCCTTATTAAGATTTTCTGCCTCAGCACCTTTTCTCTCAAGAATTTTTTCTGGTCTAAGTCTTTCTAATCTTTGCATTAATTCCTCGACTAATTTTAATTTTTCATCTTTAGCTTCAGTTTGTAAAGATTGATAATCAAGTTTTATTGTACTATCAGGTACTTGTAAATCACCAGAAAATTTACTCCAAATTCTAGATAAACCTTCTTTTGAGTAAGCTATAAAATATTTTCTAATCCAATTTCTTGATGGTTTATTTAACATATCCCATGTTAATTCTTCTGTTTCAACATCAGAAGGTAGTTTTACGATACCATCATTTTTATCAATACATGTATCTGAACCTGTTGTTTCATAATACCAATACCATACTTTTTGTCTATTATTACGAATAGAACCAAAATCAAATCTACCTCCAGGAACATTATATAAATGTACAACTTTAGTACCATTAGGTCCGGCAGTAACTCTATATGTTAGTTCACCACCAATTAAACGATTTTTAACATTTCTATCTTGCATACGAAGTAATAAATCATATGCGGGTAACATAAAATATGACCCAGATGAACCTTGTTGAGCGAATCCACCAACTCCACCAAACGCAACACCACCAAGTCCACCAAAACCACCTAAAAATGGGTCAACAATCGAGTCAGTTAATTCGGCCCGACTAAACCACAGTAATTCATTTATCTCTCGTCCTGCAGGGATTATGTATGTTTGTGTATTTGCACTTAACGAAATATAATCTTTTTTTAATTCAGAATCACCACCTGCTTGTAATCCAACAATTTTAGAATATGAATGTGTATATTGTGTCTCATAATCTAAACTTCTTGTTGTAAAGGCTCTACTTAAAGATTGGTTATCGACATTTAAACCAGCTAATGCTGACCATTGTGATTCAATTAACCAATCACTAACATATTGTTCGTATTCTGATATAGATAATTCTAGAAAAGTATCCATTTGTTCTTCAGTTAATTCAACACCTCTAACAGGCATTCCTAAAACATGTAGTACTTGAGTGAATAACTTTTCTCTTTCTGTTGATGTGATTATTGTTGATGCCATTTTTTTTATTAATAAATAGTGTTATATTTAACTATAAATATTAAATATGGAAAACTCAAATAACGAAATATTTAAAACAAAAATATTTTATGAATTTTTTATATATTGTATGGAAAAAAGATTACAATATAATATGGACGTAACCGATAAAACTTCATTAGAATTTAATGAATCTGAAAAAACTGTTTCTGTTGTGATTCCAAAAAATATTAATGAATATAACGAAGAAGTGATATTTAATGGGTGGAAAAATATCATAAAAAATATTGAATCTGAAAATAAAATAAATGAAATGTTAAATTATTTAGAGAATCTCACTCAATAATAAATTGGCAAAACTTTCTGAATATTCCCCATCACCCATAACTTGATCGATAATATTTTTCTTTTTTTGTAAAATATTATAAATTATCATTTCAATAGTATTTTCAAATACAGGATAATAAACTAAAACACTATTTTTTTGTCCATATCTATATGCTCTATCTTCTGCTTGTGAGTGGTCAGAAGGAACAAAAGATAAATCATTCATTATTACAAACTCAGCCGATGTTAAGGTAATACCTACACCACCCGCTTTGATATTTGATATAAATATTTTTATTTTTTCATCATTTTGAAATTTATCTACACTCTGTTGTCTTTTTTCTTTTGACATTCTACCATCAAGAATTACCGAATTTTTTTTATATTTTTCATGTAACATATCTAAACTTGATGTGAAATTTGTGAATACAATAACTTTCTTTCCTTGTTCAATAACTTTATCAATTAATTCACAAGTATAGGGTACTTTTTCAAATGCAATGACTTGTCTTAATTTCATTAAACGATTTATTGTTACCGTTAAAGATTCTTTATTTTTATTATCTTTTGAAATTCGTATAAAATCTTCCAATTCATCACTATAAAAAGTACTAGCTAAATCTAAAAATATTGGACTAACTATTTTTTCTGGTAAATCTAAAATATCTGTTTTCATTCTTCTTAGAACAATATTTTTAGTTCTTTCTCTAAGTTCATCTAAATTAGATGACCCATTAGTATTCCATATTTTTTTACCTCCCACGTTAAATTGATAACCAGCACAATATCTTTTAACATATCCTTGCCAATTTGCCGCAATTGGAGAATCAACAATTTTTAATAAATTATAATAGTTGATAGGTCTTGATGTCATTGGTGTCCCTGTTAATAACCAAACTTTTGGGATGTTCTTAACCAAATCATTAATCAATTTAGTTCTCTGTGCTGTAGGATTCGAAATATAATGTGCCTCGTCAATAATAACTAAATCAAAGTTTTCTTTTTCTATTAACTTATATGATTCAATGTTTTCTGTTTTATCTATACTATGATAATTTTTTATAATATCATAATTAATAATATAAAAATCAAATGTTGGTTCCCAATTTTTACCTTCAACAATTAATATGTTTTTATCAGAATAATTTTTAATTTCTCTGTACCAATTTATTTTTAATGATGATGGACAAATAATTAAAACTTTCTTTGATTCACTTTCTAATGATGCAATAATTGCTGATGTGGTATTGTGTGTAACAATACAATGTTCAGCAACATATAACTTATCAGGTGCATCAACGGATATACATACCGTATTTTCCTTACCAATTTTTTCTATATTTTTAATATACCTACCAGTTGGATATTTTTGAGGTTCATTGTATCTTTCTGACTTTCGTTTTAAACGAAACGGATTCATCCCTGATGGTAGTTTTATATTTACACGGTAAGATTTTGAACATTCCACACGTTTACCATCTTTTTTATAAAAACTAATTCTTGATTTTTTTCTTGCAATTCCACCTAGTGTTTGAACAATTTCACACACATCATCACATAATTTTTCAGAAATTGTTGAATATTCAGTTCCTCTAAAAGAACCATTTTTTGATAACATACAATGACCGTCTGTATCCATTAAACCTTGTAATATTGCAAGTCGGTTCTCAATGGAGGAATATTTATATATCTCAGGTATAAATTTATTATGAGAACGAGATTCTAATAATCCAATTCTATCAGTATTTTCACCTAAAAAAATTTTACCGCCCTTTAAATTTGGTTTGGTTTTTAAAGGTGTTAGGTTATAATTACCAAATAATTCATCATAATCATCTTGATGTACCACAAAAGTACATTTTTCCTTGTTAAAATGTCCATCACCAAGACACAATCCAAGTAAGTATGGTTCTATTGGTAATTCATTATCATTATTAAATTTTATTGGATTAACAATTGGAATTTGCCATTTGTTATTACCATTTGGAGATTTATAATAAGTTTCAATGTTATAATTTTTTTCTGAATTATACCCGTCACCTTTTATTGTTATTACCCCCCCTTCAAACATTTGTTTTGTAGATAAAATTAACGATTTTTTTAATCTTTCATTTTTTGTATTTTTACCATAGTTAGGTGATGAGACCGACCATAAATGTGACCCATCAGTTACTATCTTATAACCGTCATTAAATGTTACTTCGTAAATATCTTGTTTTTTTTGAGGAAAAACACCAATTACTGTACATTGATTTCCATCGGACCCTATTACTTTATCACCTACAATTATATCTCCAATTTTTTTAGTTCCGTTTGGAGTATACACTAAAGTACTGATAATCAGTCCTTTACCCACGCCCATGTCGTCAGCTAAGATAAATTTTTTATTCGATAATAATTTTTCTATTGCTTCTTTTTGATGATTCATAGGTTCTCTATGAGAATAGGGTGAATAATCAATAACTTTGTTTAATTTTTTTTCTTCCTGTATTATAGAAAATTTTGGTAACCAAAACGCATGATTATTTTCATTTTCAGATATTTTACCCCAAATGTGATATGCTTTATCACTTTCACACAATAATTTTTCACACCAAATTTTTTCAGTTAAAGATGATAAATTTTTATCTACCATTAATTTTTCAGCAAAACTTTTAGTTATTGTTATATACTTTTTAGCGACTTTAGGAATAATATTATAAAATTTAATAATATACTCAGATTGAGTACGTGTTAAATTATATTTTTTATTTGTAATAATTTTATATTTCCATTCTAATATTTGATTATTAAAACCTTCATATTTTAATAATAAATCTCTAGCTTCTATTTCAGGTATTTTTGTTTCCATATGAACAAATATACGAAATAAAATCTATTTTACAAACTATTTATAATGTATGAAAAATAGATTACCGATAACAAGAATCACTAAATTTTTTTCTGAAGATGATTTTAAATTAAATCAACAGATAGGTCAAGAATATCTTCATGGAGATATTAATATGAAATTAGTTCTTTTTAGAATTAATACACAAAAGACTGATATAGATAATGTTTATGGTGAAGTTGGAAAAGACCAAATAAAATTTTTCCCACCTGTTGAATTTAATGGTTTAGTTAAAATTGATGAACCTAAAAACACGACTTATAAAACAGGATTAAATAGATATTTAGAACCTGGTAACATGACAGTTTCTGTTTATATTTCTCACTTAGAAGAATTAAAAATAGATATAAGATATGGTGATTTTATTGGTTATCCTGAATCAGAGGAAAAGGTAAGATATTATACAGTAGTAAATGATGGAAAAGTTACATCAGATAATAAACATAATATGTTTGGTTTTAAACCACACTATAGAACGATACTTTGTGTTCCGGCACAAGAATCAGAATTTAGAGGTATATAAAATATAAAAAATGGGACTACCTAAAAGAAAAAATGACATACAGGTTTACACTAATAGAGATAATTTAAACGAATCTACTGTTAAAGGTAGAAGAAAAGAATTATTGGAAAGAATCACAAAATCAGATACTTTCTTACCCGATTCAATTCTTCATGAAGATCTTGATTTAGGTATGTTAAATTTTATAAAAGAAAATTTTAAAATAACTTCTGATGGTGAAGAAATCCCTATTATTTCTAAAATTTTAACAATACAAAGATGGGGTGAAATTTCAAACAATTGGTCTTTTTCTGACAGTGATGGAAATATAAAATTACCATTTATTGCGATAATAAGAAAACCTGACGTTCAATTCGGATCAAATCCTGCAATACATAGAACTATACCTGATAGAAGACAATTTTTTTACTCATCAGTTCCAACGTGGAATGGTACTCAAATGGGTGCTGATATTTATAAAATACCACAACCTATTGCGGTTGATTTATCTTTTGATGTTACTGTGGTTTGTACTAAGTTAAGAGATATAAATCTTTTTAATAAAAAAATATTACAAAAATTTTCATCACGTCAATCGTATACCAGCGTAAAAGGTCACTATATACCAATAATTTTAGAAAGAATAGAGGATAGTACTCCAATGGATTCTTTAGAAAATAGAAGATTTTATATACAAACATATTCATTTTTAATGTTAGGATTTTTAATTGATGATGAAGAGTTTGAAGTAAAACCTGCTATTAGTAGATTATTTTTATTAAATGAATTTATTAAAAGTAATAATTTTGCAAAAAAATATATTTTTAAAACAATTGAAGTTACTATCGCGTCTTTTTCTAGTGATGGAGAACAAACTTCTTTTAGTGTTGATGAGTCAATTAATGTTTTATTTACTGTAACAATAAATGGTCTTGTTCAAATCAGAGATGAAGATTATTTCCATATATATAAAACATCTAAAATAACATTTTCTGAACCACCAATTGATGGTTCAGATATAAAAATAACATATTATAATGGTAAAGATGAAAATTTTATAAACACATTTGGAAAACTACTTAATGTATTTTATCAAAATTTCATATATGATGGAAGTTCGATAGAATTTACCACAACATCACCAATTGATAGTGTTATTAGTTTAGATATAAATGGTTTAGTTGAAGAAGAAAATGTTGGATATGAAGTTTCGGACACAAATAAAATTAAACTTTTAGGTATACCTTTTATTGGAGCAAAAATAGGTGTAGTTTATTTAAGTTAATTAAAAAATTAAATATGAGAAATTTTAAACGTAGAAATCCTAATTATAAAAATACATCTGATAAACCTCTTAGTGTAACACATCAAAAATTTATATATGATGGTAGTTCGATAGAATTTACCACAACATCACCAATTGATAGTGTTATTAGTTTAGATATAAATGGACTTCATCAAGAAGAAACTATAAACTATGAAGTTTCGGACACAAATAAAATTAAACTTTTAGGTATACCTTTTATTGGAGCAAAAATAGGTGTAGTTTATTTAAGTTAATTTTCACCATAAATATCTTTTTTCTTTATGTTACAATTTTCTTCAATCCATTTTTGGATTATTTTATACATTTTATAACCATTTTTATCACAATGTTCTTTTAAAATTTCGTGATGTTTTTTACTTATTTTAATGTTCTTTAATTCTATTTTTTCCATAAAGATAATATAAGATATAAAAAGATATTTTTTTATTATTTAAAAGAAAGATAAAAAAATCTTTGCTAAATATAAAGATATTTATAAAATAAGAAATAAATAATAAAAAAATTTAAAATGGCAAATTCAAATAGAGTATTCGTATCTCCAGGTGTATATACATCTGAAAAAGATTTAACATTTGTTGCTCAAAGTGTGGGTGTAACAACTCTTGGTTTAGTTGGTGAAACATTAAAAGGTCCTGCTTTTGAACCTATACTTATAAGTAATTATGATGAATTTAAATTATATTTTGGTGGTTCAACACCAGTTAAAGATGGTAATGGTAATCCTAAATATGAATTACCATATATTGCAAAATCATATCTTGAAGAATCTAATCAACTTTTTGTAACTAAAATTTTAGGTTTAACAGGTTATAAACCTGTTAAAACGTATTCAATAAAAACTTTAGGAGGTGTTAAATTAGGTTCTCTTAGTGTATCAACAACAGGAACATGTGACCCATCAACAGTAAATGATATAACAGGAAGTACATTTTATAATACTTTATCTGGTATCACATCATATGATGGAGATACTTTTTCAGACTATATCTTCACTAATTATAGTTCAAATACTATTTCAAATGATGGAGAATGGTTTGTTATTGGACAAGTACCTGAATCTCAAATTACTGGTTTAACTTCAAGTGATGAACAAGTATCATTACTGACTGGCGTTTCTAACATATCTAGTCCACATAATAAAGAATGGTATAATCAATTATGTAATAGTAATGGTACTCAAGTATATTCTTATTTATTTGTTTATAATTCATCAACTACTTCGTTTAACGTAACTAAATTTACCTATAATTCAACATTATTAACAGATTATGATGGTCAAGTTGTTGTATCTTTTAGACCAAGAGGTTCATATTCTGGACAAACATTGTTACTTGAAACAACAGGAAATACTCAATTTAATATTAGTGGTGATGAATTATTGAAAAATCCATTATCAGAATTCACAATTAATGTAACCGGTTCAACAAGTGGACCAAAAACGTTTACTTGTTCCATGGATACCACATCTTCAAAATACGTGACAAAAGTATTAGGTACAGATGTATTCGATAAACCTAAAAGTGATATTCCAATTTATGTATACGAAACATACCCAAATTATTTATCATCATCATTTAAACAAGGATATATTAGAGGTTTAAGTTTAGAAGAAGTTTATGTATCTGAAGGAAATAATTTTGCTTCTCAATGGGACACACCTATTTCACCAATGGTTGTTTCAGAAGTAAGAGGAGGAAAAGTTTCTGATTTATTTCAAGTAATCACAATTTCAGACGGAAATGCCGCAAATGAACAAGTTAAAATTTCAATAATAAACATTAATGTTGAAACTGGTGAATTTGATTTACTAGTAAGAGATTTTAATGATACCGATGAAAATCAAGTTGTTGTTGAAAAATTCACAAGATGTTCAATGAACCCTGATTTACCTGGATATGTTGCCAGAAAAGTTGGTACTTCAGATACAGAATATGAATTAAGATCAAAATATATCATGTTAAGTATGGCTCCGAATCATCCATCAGATACATTTCCTGCTGGTTTTAAAGGATTTATAAATAACACTTCATTTTCTGGATCAACAATGGGTTCAGTAATGTATAAAACTGAATTTTATGATGCGGGTGATATTATTGGATACAATACGGATGGTACTGAAATACAATCTTCAGGTGATAAAGTTAAAAAAATAAGTTTTGGTTTATCTTCTCAAGTAGGATTTGATAAAGATTTATTTAAATTTAAAGGTGCTAACGCAATCGATTCAACAAGTGGATTTCATTTATCATCAAACGCTTTAACAATAACAGGCACTACATTTATAACAACACCATATAATTTAGAAAGTCAATTAGGTGTTGATAATGTTTTAACAAATATAAATTATCGTAAGTTTACATTTGCGGTATGTGGTGGTTATGATGGTTGGGATATATACAGACAAGTTAGAACATATGGTGACCAATATATTTTTGGTAAAACAACATATGTGAATGGTAACACATCAAATGGAGGTTTATTTAATACTTCAGTTGGAAATTCAGACTATTATGCGTATTTAGAAGGTATAAACACATTTGCTAATCCTGAAGCAGTAAATATTAATATTTTTGCAACCCCTGGAATTAATTTTTACGACCACAGTTCATTGACATCACAAGCAATTGATATGATTGAAAATGAAAGAGCAGATTCACTATATGTAATTTCACCACCAAATTATTCAACCGTTGAAGAAGTTGTAGACGCATTAGATAGTGTTTCTTTGGATACAAATTATTCTGCAACATATTGGCCGTGGATACAAGTTAGAGATGCAGATAATGCAACACAACTTTTTATACCACCAACAGGTGAAGTTGTAAGAAATATTGCATTAACAGATAATGTATCTTTTCCATGGTTTGCAGTTGCGGGTTATTCTAGAGGTTTAGTAAAGTCTATTAAAGCAACTAAAAAATTAACTTTAGATGAAAGAGATGAGTTATACAAAAATAGAATTAATCCAATTGCTACTTTTTCAGATACCGGAACCATAATTTGGGGAAATAAAACTCTACAAGTTAGAGAATCTGCATTAGATAGAATAAATGTTAGAAGATTGTTACTAAGATCCAGAAAACTTATTTCTGCGGTTGCTATTAGATTGTTATTTGAACAAAATGATGAACAAGTTAGAAATGAATTTTTAAGATTAGTAAACCCGATATTAGAATCAATAAAAAGAGAAAGAGGTTTATATGAATTCCGTGTAACAGTATCAAACGAACCAGAAGATATTGATGCAAATACTCTTAGAGGTAAGATTTATATAAAACCGACAAGATCACTTGAATTTATTGATTTGGAATTTATCATAACACCTACAGGTGCATCCTTTGATAATATTTAACTTTAATTATTTTTATACAAAAATCCCCATTTATTTTGAAATATTTGGGGATTTTTTTATTTATTTTTTTATATACTAGTATCTAGGATCTCTAGTATCTAGGATCTCTAGTATCTAGGATCTCTAGTATCTAGGATCTCTAGTATCTAGGATCTCT